GCATACTCACAAAGAAAAAATGTTATAAGACCTAAAAAACCTGAAATGATTAAATCACCGACCAATTCTGAAAAACTAAAACGTTTCAATGTCCCGTTTTTAATTTTTTTAATATTATGTGCAACTCCACCAAGCATCGCCATTGCAAATACCCATATATATGTAATAAAACTGTAATTTTGTGGGTCTCGGTGTGGCATCTCTATTTTCCTTATGTATCTAATTAAAATCGCATTATAGACCTATGCCATTGCGAATTTATATCAAGAGAACTTAGCAGCATCACTTGCTAAGAAAAATGAATAGAAAAGCAGAATACATATACTCTACAATGCGATTATCATAAAAACTGGAGAGAATATGCTGTCGACATTTCAAACAAGTCTCATCGCTCATATAAATACAACCTATAAAGCGAAAGAGTACTTTGGTGAACTGTCTGATAAAAGCAGATTGAATAGAGTAAAGAGTGATTTACCTATTATCTTAGTAGATTTTGTTGAAAGCAATACTCAAAACTCATACGACGAAGAGGTGACTTTTAATTTATATCTTATTCATGCAACATATTCGAAGAACGAATCTTTGCGGGCAAATACAAATTTATCACTCCTGGATTTTGTTCACTCTGTAAAACGTTTGATTGTTGAACAGGTCTTTACAGATTCTGGTCCGATTGAAATCAAGAAAACAAAAAAGATGTTGGATGCAGCAGTTGATGGTGCATATTTAACAGTGTACACCATGAGTATTACAAGTATTATTTATGATAGAGAACCATTAGATGAGGATATAACACAATGAAAAAAAAGAAGATGATCAGACTCTCAAACAATTCTGCAGAGCTTTTAATTGCACTTAAAGACAATCTTGAAATCACTAGTAAAGAGTGGCAGAAGATTGGTATCTCTGGAAAATGGAATGGGCATCCAACAGGTACATTTGAAATGGACGAAAACATATTCAATCAAATGATAAACAATTATCAAGCATCTGGAATAGATATAGTGTGTGATTATGAACATCAAACACTCTTTGGTGAAATTGCTCCAGCCTCAGGTTGGATTCGCAAAGCTCCAATTAGTCTAAAAGTAAAAGATGGTGAACTTTTTGCAAAGATTGAATGGACTACAAGAGCAAAAGAACACATTTCCCAAAAAGAATATAAATACTTATCACCAGTTTTTGCTCCAAATACGATTTCTCAAAAAGATGGTAGCAATATAGGGTGGACACTCCATTCTTTAGCGCTTACAAATAAACCATTTTTAGAGGAGCTAGATGAAATTAAAGCGAATAAACTAACCCAACTTCAACATCATAAGGAGGAAAAAACGATGACAGAAGAGGAATTAAAGGCTCTGCAAGATGAGAATAAACGTCTTAAAGATGAAAATGTTGCATTGAAAAATGAAAACAAAGATTTACAAGCAAAAACTGCGAAGCTTGCAGACAAAGAAGCGGAAGCAAAAGTTGACAGTGCTATTGCAGCTAAAAAACTACATCCAGATCAAAAGGAAGCAGCTTTACTTATGTGTAAAAAATCTCCAGATGATTTTGAAAAGTTTTTAAGCACAGCAAAACCAATGGTACAAGTTCCAGGTGACAATATGTTTGACAACAAGCAGGTAACAACAAGTAATTTGGATGTTGTTGATCTCGCATTAAATTCTTGATAGGAGGATTTTATGGCATTAGAAAAAAGAGGTTTAACTCAAAATGACGTGATTGTTTCTAAACAACAATCTGTACAAGGCTATGTGAATGTTGCAGTTGATACAACATTAGATATCGGTACTTTATTAATCACAAATGATGGTGGTTTAAACTGGAATATTCGTCAAGAACCTGATTGGGTAAGTGGTGACAGTCATACAACCGGTGATATTGTTTACCATTTGGGACATATTTGGAAATCTTTAGCTGATACAAATACGGTTGAACCAGGAACAGATCCTCTTAAGTGGGAAGATCAAGGATTTTGGGGCGTAAATGGTATTTTAGTTGAGGGGCTTGACATCTCTGGTAATGCTAATGTCCTTACATCCGGTTATGTGGTTGAAAACAATCTAACAGGTTTTGAAGAAGCCTTACGCCATCAATTATTTGATCGCAATATTATCTTAAAATAAGAGAGGAAGTAAAATATGCTTACAGCAATGAAGTTGTGGACAGTATTAGCCACTATGAAATTAATCGAACAGATCAAAACAGCACCATCTTTTGTCTTTGACAAATTTTTCAGTGCAAGTCGCAAAGGGGTAATGGGCTCAAGTGTCGAAGTACCAATTAAAAAAGGTGCAGGAATTGTACTAGAGTCTGTAAGTCCATCGGCAGAACATTTATATCATGAAGAGAATGACTCTTATATATTGACAATATCTCTTCCTCGTTTCCCATTGGAAACAGTCATCAATGCCGCTGATATGAATGAGCTAAAATCTTTATCTGATGAAAAAGAGCAAACACAAGCACTCGCTCAAAAAATCGGTGAAATTGTCAAAGAGCACAAAGAGAGTTTTATGACAACTTTAGAGTTTATGAGTGTTGGAGCACTTTTTGGAAAAGTGATGGATGGAAAAGGCAATGTGCTTTTTGAGTTTACATCAGGTGCTACTCCAGTTGATTTTAAAAGTAACAAAAATCTTATTGATTCTCTCAATGAGATTGATGATGCACTTGTCAATGAACTTGGAAAAGAAGTTCCATATAGTATTTTAGCTGATCGTTCATTTATAAGTGGTGTTGCAGCACGTGCTGAGACTGAGACACTCTTTGACCAAGGTCAAGCAAAATGGATTCAAGAAGACAATAAACGTGTGCTTGAGGTAAACGGTGTTAAATTCATCCCTTACACAGGAAAGTATAAAAATGCCAAAGGGGAGGATAAACAGTTCATTGCAACAAATACTGCAATTGTTATTCCTGAAAGTGCTGATGTATTTAAGCTTTATTATGGTCGTGCAAATCATACCGAAGCGTTAAATAAAGCACCAAAGCTATTTTTTACTGCTGCACCGGAAGCTTTACCAAAAGGAAGAGGCTATTCTATTCTCAGTGAAATGAGAGCTATTCCAGTGTGTGTTCGCCCTGGTGCACTCATCAACTTAAAATGGACAACAGTCTAGTTCTTTTATAAGTCATAGTTTTTACTATGACTTATATTTACTCTAGAAATGATTTAAACCTTTTTATGACTCATTTATCGACAAAAAGTTTTAAATCATTTCTCGTTAATTTTAAACACATATTAAACACTATAAGGAGCTGCTCTTATGATTACAAAAACAGATTTAGAAAAAGAGGTCAGCACAACAGAACTTTTGCAGCTTAGTGATATTAATGCTGATGGGTTAATCAATGATCTTGTTATTGACGATGCAATCAATGATGCTATAGCATATATCTCATCATTCATTAAAATTCCAACTAATCCAACTCCATATCTTCGTTCTATAGCTGTAGAGTTAACACTTTATGAACTAAGAAAAATACATCAGCTCCAAGACGAAGATGTTCGTAAAAATTGTGAAGAAAAACTTATTCGTATGGCAAGAGGAACAATTCCTGTCACGACTCTCCAAGAACAAGAAAGCAGAAAGACAAGCAATGCATATAGACATGCAAGAAAGCATATGAGCTTTAAAGGTTTTAACTAATGGCTACAAAACAACAAAAAATAGAGATAGCTCGAGCTTTATATGTAACCGGTAAAACTGATAATGAAATAGCAAAGATCTTGGATGTTTCAAAGAAAACAATTCAAAATTATAAAAATGAGGACAATACCAAAGGTAATGATTGGGATTTACTCCGAGCACAAAAACATATAAGCCAGGACACAAATCGCAGAGAATATCTTTACAGCGATTTTGTTGGATATATGCATGATACTCTAAGAGAGATACGAGAAGCAGATGATTTAAGCTCAGGTCAGAAAGCTGATAAAATTGTCAAACTCTCTGATGCATTTTCAAAAATGAAACATATTGTTAGGCACGAGGATCCGGAAGCTTTTAAAAGAGGAATAATCAAACATGTAATTGAAATAGTTGGCAAAACAATAGCATCTGGGAAGAACAAAGAACTTCTTGAAGCCTTTATACAAGCTGTTGACGAATGTGGAGAAGATTTAGATGTCTCTCTTTGATAAAGATGAATTAAAAGATTTATTAACTACGACACAAGAAGCTTCACTGCAAAAAGGCGAAAGCAAAACAAAAGCAAAGATTATTACTCGTCGTGAATTTGCAAAGTGGCTTGATGATTATGTTGACACACTAAAAGAGAGCATTAAAGCAAATCCTTCTCTCCCTAGTGAACTAAGAGATGAAAGAGTTCAAAAACAAAAAGATGATTTTCACTTCTTTCGCAGAACATACTTTCCTCACTACTATTATTTACCTGGTAAGTCTGCATTGCAAGATGGATTGGAAGAGATTTACTACAGAATTAAAAATTCTAAAACAGGAGAAAAGTTTGCTGTAGGTGCTCCTCGCGGACATGGAAAAACTACAGATGCACATCTTGTGTTTTTTATCTGGTGTATTGTAAATGAGATGAAGCACTTTTTAACTCTCTTCTCTGATGCTATAGAATTAGCAGAAACAATTATAGAATCCATTAAGGCTGAGCTTGAAGAAAATGACAACTTAAAAGCAGATTTTCCAAAGGCAACAGGAGTTGGAAAAGTTTGGAAGATAGGAGATATAGTCACCTGCAATGGTATCAGAGTCAAAGGCTTTGGTAGCGGTAAACGAGTTCGTGGTATTAAACACGGAGTCTATAGACCAGATCATGCAGGAATAGACGACTTGGAAAATGATGAGAATGTTCGCTCCCGTGATCAAAGAGATAAGTTAGAGAGCTGGCTAGATGAAGCGGTAGCAAATCTTGGTGCCGTTGACGGGACTATGAGTATTTTATATACCGGGACAATTTTACATCGAGATGCAGTTCTCGCTAGAAAACTCAAACTCAAGTTTTGGAATCCAATTGTTTTTAGAGCAATTATTACATTTCCAAAAAGAATGGACCTTTGGGAAAAATATGCTTATATCTATAAACATTCAGGACTAGATGAAGCACATGCCTTTTATGAAGCTTCTAAACCTGATATGGATGATGGTGCAAAAGTTCTTTGGAAAGAAGCAGTACCCATAGAGATGCTAATGCGTAAGCGTGCAGAGTCTCCAAAATCATTTAACAAAGAATTGCAGAACAATCCGAACTCCGATACACAAAAGTTTAAACGGGAAAATATGCACTTTTATAAAAATGCTCACAATATTGATGAATGCTATGGATGGTGTGACCCAGCTGGTAATGGAAAGAAGTCTGATTTTACGAGTTTTACTATTCTTGGAATCAACAGACAAGAGAGAAAAGCATTTGTACTTGTATCAGACAACAGAGTACTCTCTTCTCGACAAATTATTGATAATGTTATCGACTTACAAAAACGATTTAAGTGTAAAAAATGGGGCTTTGAAACAAATGGCGGGCAATTTCACTTAAAAAACTGGTTATTAGAAGCTGCTTTTGATAATGGAGTATATATGCCTCTCAAGGGTTATCACAACTCAAAAAACAAAGAAGAGCGAATAGAATCTTTAGAGCTGCCAATTGAAAACGGACAGATACTCTTACATGAAGATTTTACAATACTCATAGAACAACTAGAAGACTTTCCAGAGGGTTTACATGATGATGCTCCAGACTCGTTAGAGGGATGTTATATGTTAAGCCGGTTAGCAAAACAAAAAAAGAGCTCAGGGCAAGCCAGATCAAATAGACGATCTCTACGCCCTAGACATGAAAAAAGACGAAGAGGGTAAATTCCATGAAACGAATACTAGATATTTTCAAGCCATCAACCAACAAAAAACAAGTTGCACTCAAAAGAAGTGTATCCGCTGCACCAACTAGCAATCTTTTAATAACACTGATGAATGAACTTCCAATAGATCAAAACTGGCTAGATTATGATGAGATGGACAGAATTACAAGAGATGCCACAGTAATTTCATCTTATGGCAGTAGAAAAGCAGCGACACTCAAAAAAGAATTGAACATCGAAACAAAGAATGAACTTCTTAAATCTGCCATCATAGAGAAACATTGCGCAAGATATTAGATGCACCTATGCAAGGGTGTAGTGTGTTTGAACTTAACTGGAGTTATGGAGACACTAACATTTTAAGAGCAAAACTTGTAGAAAGAGACTATAGAAGTTTTGCTATGAATAATGGAGTACTCCAGTTTAAACCAAATGGAATTGCGCAAGATATCCCTCAGTATAAAGTAATCTACTCAACATACGAAGAGAAATACAATCGTCCAATGGGAACTCCTTTAGCTGAAGCACTCTTTTGGCCTGTAAAATTTAAAAATGCTTCTTTAGAGTTTTGGGTTAAGTTCTTAGAAAAATATGGTTCTCCTTGGGCAATTGGAAAAACAGAGGGTGACAAAGATGATATGGCAGATGAACTTTATGCAATGCTAGGCGGTGATTCAGCTGTTATAGATATGGAAGATGAAGTAGAGATACATCAGATACAACGATCTGGAGATTTCGATAAAATCACAGAGTACTGCGACAATCAAATTCGACAAGTTATACTAGGTGGGAATCTTACATCAGAGGTTAAAGGCGGATCTCGTGCAGCTGCAAGTGTCCATAATGACATAAGAGAAGATATCGCTATGAGTGATGAAAATTTAACGATTGATCTCATTAAACAAGTAACACAGTATTTAAAAGAGTTAAATCATATCAATGATGATGTGATCATAAAGCTCAAGGACAAAGATGATCCAAACATAGCTTTATCTGAGAGAGATAAACGCATTAGTGAGATGGGTTGGAAGCCTACAAAGGAGTATATTGAAAAAACATACAACATCAGTGTAGACACATCTCCAACAATAAACTCTCCTATAGCAAACAAACTATCATTCAGTGCTAAAAAACCTTTAGATGCTATTGACAAAGCTTACGATGATCTCTCTATGTCATCTATTGCAATAGCTTTAAATTCTCAAGTTGTTGATATAGTTGACAATGCCGAAAGTTTTGAAGAAGCTATAGATGCTCTGCATGAGGCTTATCCAAAAATGGATATCAATGAACTACAAGATTTTATGGAACAAAGCATTGCTAATGCAGAGATATTGGGTAATGCGGAAGTAGAGTACGAGAATGAGCAAGATTAAAAAACCATCATTTGACTTTAACTTACAACCAAAAGATTCTATTGATTACCTTAAAAACAAAGGCTATAAACTTACTTTTGATTATGATGAAATGCTCCATGATGCACACAACAAAGCTTTCACCGTTGCAAAAGTAACACGCCTGGACCTCTTGAGTGACATACATGGTTCTATAGTTCAAGCAATGCAAAATGGAGAAACATTTGAGAACTGGAAGAAAAACATTACACCAACACTCAAAGAAAAAGGATGGATTGGTGAGAAGGAGATAGTAAACCCAAAAACAGGAGAGGTCAAAACAATCCATGTTGACGGACGCAGACTGCGTAATATATTCAAGACAAATACACGGGTTTCTCGTTCTATAGGTAGATACAAGCAAATGAAGAGTGGAAAATTTACTGAGTATTGGAAATACATAGGAGGTCTGAGTGAAAACCCTCGTAATGGGCACCTTGCAAAAAATGGAATGATACTTCACCGTGATGATCCTTGGTGGAATACAAATTATCCACCAAACGGATGGGGATGTAAATGCCGTGTGAGAGCATATTCAAAAAAGCAGATAGAAAAAAGAGGCTGGAGCGGCAATATATCTTCAAGTGGTGGCGAAAATATAGCTTCAGATGACTGGGCTTATGATATAGGAGCAGGGAGTAGAGTATCTGCATTGTCCAAACTACAACTTGACAACTCTTTAGATTCTCTGCCAAAAGCGAAGAAGAACAGCAACTATAAATCACTCTCTCAAGCTGAACTTTTAAATACATTTTATAAAAAGATGGGTGTGAAAAAAGGGGAGATGTTTATTGATAAAGTTGGTGATCCGATGATTATCGACGATAATCTTTTTACAAGCCATACGGGACATTTGAAAATTGCAAAAAGAGATAGACATCTCTTGCTAGATGAGATGATACCAACTATAAAAGAACCTGATGAAATAT